CTGGGATGGAATAGAATTCTTAGATGTAAAACCTAAGAGTGAAACGAAAGACACAGAATTAGAAACTAACAAAGCATTTGCTAGAACTTTTGAAACTGAAGAAGGAAAGAAAGTTTTAGAGTTTCTGATAAATAAAACATTACAACAACCAACATGGATCCCTGGTGGTGATAATAGTTATGGTTATGCTAGAGAAGGGCAAAACAGTATCATCAGAGAAATTCAACAACGCATAGAGAGGGCTAAACAATGAGCAACGAAAACTTAGAACAAAACCAAGGTGAAGGATTAATAGCTAATACTGCACCACAAGAAGAGCAACAAGCTCCTAATCCAGAGGATACATTTGTTCCTCACTTAGAAGATGACAATAAAGATCAAACAGTAGAAGAGGCTAAAGCTGAACAAGAAACTAAAGTTTTAGAAAAACCAGAATACATAGAAGATAAATTTTGGGATCCTAAGTCTGGTGCTAAGATCGAAGAGTTAAGTCATTCTTATAAAGAATTACAAAAACAATTTTCTATGGGTAAACACAAAGCTCCATCGGAGTATGATTTATCTGCAATGGAAGATGTTGATATTGAGAATGATGTCCTGGCTAAAGAATTTTTAGATTGGGCAAAAGAGAATAAACCTACTCAAGGTGCTTTTGATAAACTTGTAAACACATTTAAAACATTATCTCAACAACAAGAACAAGAAGATAGTATTAACTTAGAGGAAGAGACTAAAGCTCTTGGACCTAATGCAGACCAAATCATTAATGGTATTAAAACTTGGGGACAAGGATTAGTTTCTAAAGGTGTATGGTCTGAGCAAGACTTTGATGAATTTAAAGTATTTGCTGCAACAGCTAATGGTATCAATGCATTAAATAAAATAAGAAAATACTATGGTGAACAAACAATTCCAACTGCACCAACAGATGTAGATGGATCTGTAAGTAAGCAAGAACTTTATGAAATGGTAGCAGATCCTAAATATAAAACAGATCCAAACTTTAGAAGAAAAGTTGAAGAACAGTTTTCAAGAGCTTTTCCAGGTAAAGTTAATAATGGAGAAATTTAATTTAGGTACTTGCTAAATTTTTAAAATTACACTATTCTCTTAACCGAAGATAACCAAATTTTTTATGGCCTTCTGGCTGGTGAGCAAAGACACCATTTTTGTCAGCCGGGCTTTACCCCGACAACTGCAAGTTAAGTAAAACTAATGTGTTAAAAACAAGGAGATAAAAGTATGGCACAATCAATAACAAATGCTTTTGTAACTTTGTTCGATGCCGAGGTAAAACAAGCATATCAAGGAGAGAGTTCTCTTCTTAATTGCGTAAGGCTAAGACAAGGTGTACAAGGCAACACTTACAAATTCCCTAAATTAGGGAAAGGAAGTGCAACTGCTCGTATCCCTCAGACAGATGTAACACCTCTAAATGTAACTTACTCTCAAGTAACTGCATCTATGAGTGACTACAATGCTGCTGAGTATTCGGACATCTTCCATCAAGCAAAAGTAAACTTTGATGAAAGACAAGAATTGGTACAAGTAGTATCTAAAGCAATCGGTAGAAGAATGGATCAACTTATCATTGATGGGTTAGATGCAGCATCTTCACCTTCAACTGTAGCAAAAACAGTCGTGACTTCTGGATCAGCAACAGCCTCTAACTTAAATGTTGGTAAGCTAATTGCTGCTAAGAAAGCTCTTGACGCAAAGAATGTCCCGTTTGACGACAGACATATCGTTGTTCATGCTAATAACCTATCTGGGTTACTTGGTGATGAGAGAGCAATTTCTGGTGACTTCGCAACTGTGAAGGCTTTGGTTTCTGGTGAGATCAATACTTTCTTAGGTTTCCGTTTCTATATTTTAGGAGACAGAGACGAAGGAGGTCTACCATTATCAACTAATGACAGAACTTGTTATGCGTTCCATAGAGCATCTATTGGTATGGCTGTAAACATGGCACAGAAAACTGAAATTAACTATGTTCCGGAGAAAACTTCGTTCCTAGTTAACTCAATGTTCTCTGCTGGTGCAGTAGCTATTGATGACGAAGGTATCGTTAAAATAACTTGTGATGAAAGCTAATAGAGGAGAATAATTATGGCTTATACTAAAGACAACTTACAACCAATCGGTGGTCAAGCTAAAGCTGGTAATGCTCCTCAAATGTGGAGTTACACAGCACCTACTGCTGATGCGATTGCTGACATTAATACTGAAGGGTACTTCAATAGTGCCTCTGATGTTTTAAAAGTTGGTGATTTAATTCATGTATGGGATAGCTCTGTACCAACTTCTACTTTAGTTACTGTTTTAAGTAACGCAAGTGGAGTTGTTGATGTATCTGATGGAACAGCTCTATCAGTTGCAGACGCAGACTAATAACTAATACTGGGGAGGCCCTTCGGGGCCTCTTCACAAATTAGAGGATTTAAATGGCAAGTGGAGATACAAATGTTTCAATCTGTAACCAAGCATTAGTGCTATTAGGTTCAGACACAATTTCATCGTTTAGTGATACTACAAATGATGCAGCAACTGTATGTAATCAAATTTATGACACAGTTAAGAAACAAGCATTATCTTTATACCCTTGGTCTTTTGCCTTGACAAAAACACAATTAGCTAGATCTTCAACTACACCTATTAATGAATGGGCCTATCAATATGTTATGCCTTCAACTGCAATTTCATCTACACCTTTACAAGTTTATAATTCAAGCTCTACAAGAGTATTACCAATACAAAATTACGAAATTTTATATACATCATCTGGACCAGCTATAGCTACCAATGAGGAAACAATTTATATAGATTATGTTTCAAGTGTTATTACTGAAGGACTAATGCCCTCATACTTTGTTCAGCTACTCGTTTATATGATGGCATGGCATCTAGCAGAACCAGTAACAGATCAAATAACTAAATCTGATTATTGGAGAAAAGTAGCTGTGGGTACAGAAAGCGAAAATGGAAGGGGTGGGTATTTTCGACAAGCAACTAATATTGACGGAAGAGGAAAACCAAATTACGCAATAGTGGATTTCCCATTAACAGATGTTAGAGACTAATGAGCAGAGCTGTAACAATTCAATCAAACTTCACAACTGGAGAACTAGATCCATTATTAAATTCTAGGATTGATATTAATCAATATTATAATGCTCTTGATAAAGCTCGTAATGTTTTAATCCAACCACAAGGTGGTGCTGTTCGTAGACCAGGATTAGAATACATAAGTACAATTCCATCTGCTGCTAATCCACAAAATGGATTAAGACTGGTCCCTTTTGAATTTTCAACTACTCAAAGTTACATGATGTTATTTGTTAATAATAGAATGTATGTTTATAAAGATAAAGAATTAGTAACTAATATTAATGGATCTGGTAATGATTATTTAACTACTACAATTCAAAGCTCATATTTAGCTAATTTAGATTATGCTCAATCTGCTGATACATTAATTGTAGTACATGAAGATATGCAACCAGTACAAATTACTAGAGGTGCAAGTGACAGCTCCTGGACAATTACAAATATTACTTTTGATTACATACCTCAGTATGCATTTACTATTACAACAACTGCTGGAGGTCATTCTTTAACACCTACTGAAGTAGATGGTAATATTAAAATTAGTGCTGGTGGTGGAGCTTTTACTTCTGCTGATGTAGGTCAGTATGTAGAAACTAATGATGGAATAGGCAGAGCAAGAATAACGGGATTTATTTCATCAAGTGAAGTAGAGGCTATTGTTGAAATTCCATTTTTTAGTACGGATGCAGTTGCATCTGGATCTTGGTTTATAGAGAGTGGTTACGAAGATGCCTGGAGCTCATCTAAAGGATGGCCACGAACTACAACTTTTCACCAGGGTAGATTATATTTTGGTGGATCTAAGTCTAGACCTAATACAATCTTCGCATCTAGAGTTGCAAGGTTTTTTGATTTTAATCCTGGAGAAACTTTAGACGATGATGCTATTGAGGCTACTCTAGCAACTGATAGTGTTAATGCTATTACTGGATTATTTGCTGGTAGAGATTTACAAATCTTTACTAAAGGTGGTGAGTTTTTTATTTCTCAAGCATCACTAGATCCTATTACTCCAAACAATATTGTAGTTAGTACAGCAACAAGAAGAGGAGCTAGAGAAGGTATAAAACCCGTTGGTGCTGAGAGTGGTACATTATTTATTCAAAGAGCTGGTAAAGCTCTAAGAGAGTTTTTATTTAGTGATGTAGAATTATCTTATATCTCTAATAATATTTCTTTACTATCTTCTCACTTGCTAAGAGCCCCATCTGATATGGCCCTTCGAAAAGCAACTTCGACTGACGATGGGGACTTACTTATGATTGTTAATGGCAGCGATGGATCTTTAGCAACTTATTCTATTCTAAGAGGACAGAATGTTATTGCTCCATCTTTATCAACTGTTGATGGTGAGTTTGTAAAAGTAGCTGTTGATGTTGATCAAATTTATTTTGTAATAAAAAGAACTATAAATGGATCTACTGTTTATTATGTAGAGGCATTCAATGATGATAATACAACAGACAGTAATGTTTTATTAACGGGTGCAAGTTTACCTGGAACAACAACTGTAACTGGTTTAAGTCATTTAGAAGGTGAGACTGTAAAAGTTATTGCTGATGATCTTATGCAATCTGATAAAGTAGTATCTTCCGGGCAAATCACTTTAGATAGTGTCCCAACATCTTATGTAGAAATAGGATTAGACTTTACAACAGAAATTAAAACTTTACCGGTGGAATTAAAATTATCTAGTGGTAATGTAGTAGCACAGAAAAAAAGAATAGTAGAGGCAACTGCAAATATGTACTTGACACAAAATTTAACATTGAATGGAAATGATTTTAGTTTTACTGCTGGTGATTTTTATACTGGATTAAAAAGAAGAAAAC